TCGAAAATTAGGGGTGGTAGTCTCTATTATGAGATTGCCGATATAGATATGACGATTCCGGCGCAGAACATGATTCATTTGGTCGGATTTAATGATGATGGCATAAATGGCAAGAGCTTGGCAAGTCTCGCAAAAGAGGGTATCGGTCATGCCTTAGCCGTAGAGAAATTTGGTTCTGACTACTTCGGGAAAGGAATCAATGTGAGCGGATTTATCGAGTCTCCCGATTATTTGGGGAAAGATCAAGACAAAGTTGAGCGTCTCAAGGCAAGCTTTGTTCAGAAATACGGCGGACAAAACGGACAATTTGGCGTCGGCGTGTTAGAGGGTGGTGCACAATGGAAGCCTAATGAGACCAACCCCGAGCAGGCGCAGTTAAAAGATACTAGGAAATTCAATGTAGAAGAAGTGGCAAGGTGGCTTAATGTGCCTGTGCCCCTTCTGAAACAGATTGATAAGCTTACCTACAATAACGCTGAACAGGTCGATATCCAGTTTACAAAGTATACGATCTCTCCCTGGAACGTGAATATCGAACAGGAATTATGGCGCAAGCTCCTTTCAGAGACCGAAAAGAGCCGGGGTGATATCTATTTCAAGCATAATATGAACGGGCTGCTTCGTGGTGATACCCAATCGCGGGCGAAACTCTATGATACGCTTTCCAAGGCCGGGGCCGCCTCTCCCAACTTCATTCTCGAAAAAGAAGACGAAAACCCCTATGTCGGCGGTGATGTACATGTCGTAAATCCCGGTGCTATAACTATCGAACAACTTCAAAACCAAAACAATGGAAACACTATACCGAACGGGTGATATTCGCCTGACAAAAGACGCAGAAGAAAGCAGGAAAATACAGTTCGTTATCTCTGACGAAACGAAAGATCGTCATGGCACCGTATTGAATATGGACGGATGGAATCTGGATAATTACAATCGAAACGGTATTGTAGGCTATCAGCATGACGTATATGGTGGTGGTATGTGCAAGGGACCGGATCCCGATAGCGTGATAGGAAAAGGACGGGCATGGATTGAGCAGAGCGGCATACGTGCTAATGGCGATTCAGGCGCTGTGCTTATGGGCGAAGTTGAGTTTGAGCCCAAAGATATTAACCCCTTGGCTGAAAAGGTATTCCGAAAAGTATTACACGGTACCTTAAAAGCCACTTCTGTAGGATTCTCTCCTATCGGCGGGGGTAAGCTTGTCAATGACAAGACCGGCGAATCCGAGAAGCTGAAAGACGCTCCGTATAGCGTGCCTAAAGGGCATACTTTCTACTATGAGGGGCAAGAGCTTCTTGAATATTCAGTCGTCAATATCCCCTCCAATCCGAACGCCTTGAAACGGTCCCTTCGCAATCAGACCGCCAATGCGCTGCACTTTATCAAACGGCAATTGGGATCAGAGATTTCCTACGGCGAGATCGAGCAGATGAGAGTATTAGACGTGATTAAGATGCTTGAGACAGGCGAGAAACCGGAATCAAATAAAGCAAAACAGATTTTAAAACAGCTTAAAGAAATTCAAGAACCCGGACAAGGGATGCTTGAAACCTACAAACGCAAATTAACCTTAATAAATCACTAATAAAATGGATTACCAATTGAAAATTAAAGGAATCCGCGAGCAGATGGGCACCCTGTCCGGAACCATGCAGGGTATCGTTGATACCGCGGAAGAAGAAGGTCGAGAGATGACCGACGAAGAAGTTGAAACCTTTGACGCTACCGAAAAGGAATATCAGCAAAAGAAAAAAGAACTAGCCCGCTACGAGCGACTGGTCGAACAGGAGGAATTTAAAAACACTCCCCCGACCGACAAGGAGAAGCTCTTGGGCGTCGATGTGAAAGTCACCAAAGATGAGCTTGAGACCGAAGGCGCAATGGCAAAGAATACTTTGCGTATGTTCAATAGTCTTATCCGTGGTAACAGCGGAGAGCTTAATGATGCCGTCGGTAAACTGGCTAAAGGTGGACATTACGGCAAACAAGCGGCCGAAGCTACGCAACGGGCAGCTGGCGATTATTACTCGACAGTCGTTTCCGCTGATGGTGGAACGTTGCTCCCTACCGTCGTTCAGGGCGAGATTGACACTATTGCTAATGAATATGGTGTCATACGCAGTATTGCGCGAACCTTCAACCATGTTGTCGGAACGCTGAAACGCGGCGCAGCTACCGGGACACTCCCTGCCTCTGCCGTTGCCGAAGGTGGAACGATCAGCGCACAGATGAGAGCATTCAGCGCTATCTCTCTGAATCCTCAAAAATGGGCTGTCATCGTACCGTGGACATACGAAGCCGATCTTGAGTTGGCGCGTCAAATCCTGAGTGATGTTAACCGTGAGATTGCAGAATCTTTTGCCAAGGCCGAAGATGATGCCGCTTTCAACGGCGATGGATCGGGTACTTATAACTCCATTACAGGATTGTTAAGCAACGGCAATGTCGGAGAGTTAACGCTTGCAGCTACCAATGTAAGCTTCACCGACATTACACCCGACAACCTGGTATTAGCCCGTAACGAAGTACCTTCAACGCTTCGCAAGACTGGTGCTTACGTATTCCATCCTGATATGGAGGCTATCTTTCTGACGAAGAAAGACACGAATGGTAATTATATATTCGACTATCAGACGCAGGGAAGTGTACCTACGCTGAAAGGACGACCGGTCTATTATACCGAATCATTGCCGGGACTGGATAGCGACGCTGCAGGAACCTCCTTTGGAATCTACGGCGATTTCCGATACTGGATCATGGCATTAGGTCAGGGTATGACCGCCGAGCAGTTGAATCAGGGTGTCATTACTGACGCCGATACCGGAGCAGACATTAACCTGTCGACGCAGGATTTGCGGGCTATCAAGTTCCGCGAGTTCTTCGATGCCGATACCAACTTCGGTAGTGCGTTCATGAAGTTCACTACAGCAACCAGCTAATGAAATATCAATGCGATACTAACGGAAGTACGGTCTTTGAGGGCCGTACGATCCGTTACTTCAAAGGCGAAAATGAGGTTGAGAACGGAGCACTCAGTCACGTAAGGAGTTGCAAGATGATTACAAAAAGCAGAAAGACCGTTGTAGAGTCCTCTGAAAAAAGAGAATACCCGATTCATGAAGGTGCAGGATGGTATTTGCTTTCGAATGGGGAAAAAGTACGCGGCAAAGAGAAGGCAATGAAGGCACAGAAGGAGCTTGAATGAGCCTAACTATTGTCTCCATAGATGGCACCGAACCTGTTACGCTCGCAGAGGCTAAAGCGCAGTGCTATGTCACATCATCCGATGACGACAACTTGATTACTACGCTTATCACTATAGCGCGGGAATACGCGGAATCACGGATATGGAGACAGATTATAGAAGTAACATATAAGCTCACTCTTGACTCATTTCCTGATCAAATTATACTACCTAAGCCTCCGGCCATTGCGGTTAGTTCGATAACCTATTTTGATACGGCTAATACCTCGAAGACATTCGATGCGGCAAAATATCAGGTTGACACTAATAGTGAGCCGGCGCGCATAACGCCTACGCTCACCAACTCATGGCCTTCAACGTACGATAAATACAACGCCGTAACGGTCAATTTCACCGCGGGTTATGATGCAAGCGACGAGCAACACACGATCTCAAAGCAGCTAAAACAGGCTATGCTCATGCTAATAAAACATTGGTATGATAACAGAAGTCCCGTTACAGTCAGTGAAGGACGGACTATAGATTCAGCCGAAATACCGATGATGGCCAATGCTTTGCTGGACATGGAAAGTTCACGGGAGTTTGTATGAGACTTGACGGCAAACAAGTTAGAAAGGTTACGCTCCTGAAAAAGAGTACGACCTATGATAAATACAATCAGCCTGTTGAGTCGTGGGCGGCTGATACGGCCAATTATGATAACGGAAATTTATTTGTCGAGTGGTGGGATCAGGGTGGCAAAGAGGCTTTACAGACCGGACAAGTAATAGCGGTAAAAGATGTTCGCTGTAAATGTTATTACATACCCGGTCTGAATGAACGTGATTACCGGATTCAAAAAGATGGTGTTGAATACGATATACAAAGTATCAAAGAAATTGGGCGAAAAGAAGGACAAATGCTAATACTTGACAGCCGAGACAATCAATGAACATGAACTCAACTTTTGGAGAATGTTGTGAGAAAAAAAAATCTAATATGCATACGATTCAATGAAATACCTCCGAATACTCATTTTACCGCTGATTCATATTCATGGGTTACAACTTCAACGGCAATTGGCTATATCGTCGACGGGTACGCCGAGGAATTTAATCCCTATACGATGCAGCCGGAACGCAAGGATAAACCAACTATGAATAGCCGGAAGGATGAAATTATTGACTATTTGGAGCAGGAAGATATTGATCATGACCCAAGCGATACCAAACAAGAATTAATTGATTTGATCGATGGCTAACGGAAACGTCATAGAAATTAATGAGGCCGAATTTCAGGCAGCAATAAAAGACTTCGATCGGATGATTCATTCGATGCAGGAGAAAGAAGTGCGCAAGATTCAGCGAGCGAAGGCTAAGGTCTATTTCGTGGAAGAGATGAAGCGCAATTCTCATTCGGTGCGTCTTGAAAATATGATTTCCGTTACGACGGCCAAGAAGAATCATGTTCCTCCTTATGCCGTCCGGATTGGTGTTGTGAAGAATGATAAGGCATTATTTCCTAAATTTTCCGCGCAGGCGCTGGCTTCTGTCATTGAGTATGGCACGGCAGAACGTTACAGACAGTTAAAAGCAGCAGGATTTGTAACAGGCAGGCAATCAACGGGTTCTATGCCCGCTGCCCCATTTTTGCGGCCAGCTTGGGATGCTAATGTATTTGCTTTCATGGCGGCTGTTGAGAAAGCTATCCAGCAGCGTGTATTCAAAGCAGTAGGGAGGGCGGCATGACACAAGGACTCGTAGCGCTGGTAAAATCCAAGACGGCTATCACAGATCTAATAGGCAGCAACCCGACGCGTTTCTATCCGCGGATGCTGCCACAAGGATTAAGCACATTTCCGGCCGGTACATTCCGGATGGTTGATAATATTGATACTTCCGACTCAAATGGAGCCAGTACTTATGATTTTGCAATAATTGACATTCATTCATACGGACGTACTTACGGAGATGTCGAAGGGCTTTATGAGGCTATGCGGACAGCTCTTGTAGATGAAAACGGAGTATACGCAGGCATTGATCTTGATTACGTGTGGTATTCTCCATCAGGTGATGAAGATTATTTGGACGACTTACAGCTTTATACGAAACGATTAGAATTAAAAATAGCATACAGACGAACACCTTAACAATTAAATCTACAGACCAATGAGTAATAGTACACTTCTTAAAGGACAAGATTACGAGGTATCATATGATGACGTCGTAATTAGTCACCGATCGAGCATATCAATTAGCCTTGATCAAAACCAGATCGAAACATCAGATTCCGATTCGGGCAGAGCATCAGAGTTCATCCCTGGTCGATATAATGTAACCTTTAGCCTTTCAGGCAACTGGGATCAGTCTCAGACGAGCGGACAGCTTAGCATTGTCGATGAGCTATTAGCCGGCAATACGGGCACTTGGAAATTCGGAAAGTATTCGACAACCGACGCGGGAGACGTGAGCTTTTCTGGCAGCGGATCACCCTCGAACTTCTCGCTTGATGCTTCGGATGAATCTATCATCACTTATTCATGCGATGTGCAGATCAGCGGAACCTTAACAAAATCAGTGGCGACTAGCTAATGAATAAGATCATTAAAGTAGGCGACAAGGATTACAAATTTCACTTTGGAATGCGCGTGTTTTGGT